AATCATCATAATTAACTTTTTTATCTACTATTAATGATTTTAATAATCTATCAATAACAGTTCCGTCTTTAATATAATTTTGATTTGTTAAAATATCTTCTTCTTTAGCTGTCATATATTTCATTTCAACTTTTCCTGAAGATAAGGGGTTGGTTGGTGGATATACCAAACCATTTGATGGTAAATCTACCATTTCTGTGGGGAATTTTAATTCTTCCATATAAATTTTATTTAGTTATAACTTAGTTGTACGTTTATACATATTAATATAAAAAAAAGCTTGACCGAAGCCAAGCTATTTTTAAAAATATGTTGAATTTTTTTAGAAATTCAATACGCAGTAATCCATTCCGATTGTTAAATCGATGTTTTGAGCTTCACCATCAGTGTCCCAGTTCATGTCTGCAAATGATCCATCTTTAATAAATGCACCTTTTATAATCCATTCTGATACTACATCACCTACTGGTCCTAATACATCAATTGTTAAATCTTTCTTATAGAAATCAGAGTAACCAGCTCTACCTGTTACTGATTCATAATGTAATCTAACCCATTCCATTACTGCCTGAGCACCTGAAGGAGTAATTGGATCAAATAATTGCATTGTGATGTCATTCCATCTCAATTTACCTTTTACTTTTCTATAAGTGTTGATATGATTTAATACTATTTCGTCCTGTGCAAATCCTAATCCACTTATACCTTTAATAATATATGATGGGATACCGTCGACGTACATTACAAACCTATTTGCTACTTTGGGCTCAAAAGCTGTGAAAAATATTTCGTTTGGGTCTAATACTGCCATTTTG